TCGGGACCACGGTCACGTCGAACAACTACATCGTGCAGGTGGCCAACAGCACCGACATCATGCAGGGCTGCATCCACCTGACGACGGATATCGGCGGCTCGTCCCTGCCAACGTCCTCCACCACGGACACTATCACGATGAACGGTTCGACCACGGGCGGCATCAAAGGCTCGTGGATTCGGCTGATCGATGTGGCCTCCGGCGTGTGGATGCTTGACGGCGGCATCGTGTGCACCGGCACCGAGGCAACGCCGTTCAGCGCGGCCGTTTAGTCGCATCGGCCGCTCGCATGGTCACGTGCGGGCGGCCTCCTCCCCTCCACCTGCAAGGACAACCATGGCAGACGCGGAAATCTTCGCCACTCTCGTTGCGCAGGCGGCGCAACTCGGCATCAAGGTCGATGGCCGCTGGTCGATCGAAAGGCTGGCCGATGAGGTCATCAAGGGTCAGGCGCTGCACAAGGCACAGGAGCAGATCGACTTCGATACGGCCTCAACCGAATGGGTTTATCTCTTCCGCGACGGCTGGCGGCTCGAAACGAAGCATGAGGCTGGTTCCGTCATCAGGATACCCCCAGAACTGGCAGATCGTTGGATCGATGCCGGCGTCTGCCGCCCGGCGCGGCAGTCGGAAGTGCAGAAGTACGGCGAGCCATGAGCGAACATCGCGTGCTTTTCGAGCATGACCCGGAAATCGGGCGCACGACGTATCTGATCTTCAACGACTGGGGCCGGATCGTCGGCGCGCATGTCGAACAGAACATTGACGACATCATCGAGCACAACCGGCGCATGAGCAGCCTCTATGAGGGCAAGAAGTTCGGCGATTACAAGCCGGTTGCGTCGCTGCCGGTGACGCTGCTCGAAAAGACGGGGCTGGGCGATGCCATCGATGCCGGGGATCGCAAATACCTCGGAAAAATCCTCAACGACAGTGACTACAGCGGCTTCCGCACGGGTGGGGGCAGGGTTTGACCGTCGCCATCACCGATTACAGCTCGCTCTCGACGGCGATCAATGACTTCCCCGAGCGGTCCTACACGCAAGGCGAGATTGACCGCTTCATCGGCTTGGCGGAGGGGCAGTTCCGGCTCTATCTCGGGCCGAACTTCGCCAAGGAAACGAGCACGACGCTATCGGTGACCTCGGGCTCGGCAACCCTGCCGACCGGTTTCGTGCGAGCGTTGTCGATGGTGCACGCGACCTATGGTGTCATCACCGAAAAGCCGATTGCGGCGGTGCGCGAGCGCCGGGTGTGGGACGCATCGGGCATTCCCGACATCTACGCCATCACCAGCACGACGGTGGAAGTGGCGCCGAGCTTCACGGGCTCGCTGACCTTCGACTATGAAGGCACGCTAACGGGCTTGTCGGCGTCCAATACCACCAATTGGCTGATCACCAACGCGCCGCAGGCTTACCTCACCATGTGCCTGTCGATGGAGAAGGCGTACAACGAGGACTGGGCCACGGCGGGAAACCTTGAGGCGAGGGCGCTCGGTATCCTGACTGACCTCGGCATTCAGTCGATGGTCGCGCAGCTGGGCCGTTCCGGCGTGCATCTGCCGGGGTCGACGCCTTGATGGATGTCGCATGGGGAGCGTGGCGGCCTGATGTGGTCGGGCCCAACAGCGGCATGGCGGTGACGGCGGAAGGCGTGATCCCAAAGCCGTCTTCGGTCGGGATCGGCTATGGTCCAGCGGCATCGTTGTCTGTCCCCGCCTCCGCCGTGGCGCTTGATGCCGATCCGCGCGGCTCGATTTCCGTGCAGATGGCGGACGGATCGTGGGCGACGTTCGTTGCGACTGCGGCGAAGATCGAAGAGCTGCAATCGGACTACACGTGGGACGCAACGATAGACACGAGCCGCACGGTGCCGGATGGCGATGACGTGTCGTTTGCCAAGTTCGGCAGCTATCTGCTCAATTCCGATCTCTCGGACGGTCTCAAGGCGTACAATCTGGAGACGCCGGCCGGCAACAATTCGGTGAGCGGCGCTCCGGCCGCGCGATGGATTTACGTCTCGAATTACGTGGTCTTCGCGCTCGGTCTCTCGACCAATGAGCGGCGATTCGAATCCACGGTACAGGGCACCTATGACAACTGGACGGGTCCCGGTTCCGATGGCCTGACCTATACCGAGGGCGGCAATCTGGTCTGCGGCTTCGACCTCGGCAACGGGGTTTCGGTGCATTTCCAGGATAGTGCGTGCAATCGCATCCAGTTCGGCGCCGCGCCACAGGGTGCACTCTACACCGTCACGTCCATTGACAAGAAGATCGGCGCGCTTTCCGGCCGTTCCGTGGTCGTGTGGGGCGGCAAAGCCTACTGGCCAACGCGCGACAATTTCTACGAGACCGACGGGTTCACGATCCAGTCGATTGCGCAGGGCAAGGTCAAGGATTGGTTTTTCGGCAAAGACGGCAAGGCCGGAGTGGCGGACCTCGACGCGCTGGCCTCAATGGAAGGCTCGATTGATCCGGTCAACGGCGTTGTTCAGTGGCGCTTCAAGGCGCTGGTGGGCACGTCGGACACGGTATTTGACGACCTGATCCGTTACCACATCGCAACCGGCGAGTGGACCACGGCATCACAGCAGACGACGATGCTGGCTCGGCTAGCGACGACCGCCGTGGTGGCGGACGATCTGGACGGGCTTGGCCCCGCCGACAGTATCGACATCGCCATGGATGACGCATTCTGGCAAGGCAGCCAGCCGATCCCGGCGGCGCTCGATGCGAGCCGCAAGATTGCATTCTTCTCGGGACAGAATATGGCCGCGACGATCGAATGCGCGCCGCGGGAGAGCGGCACGTCGGGGCTGATTTCGCGCGCGACGCCCATTTCGGACGCGCCCAATTCGACACTGGAACTCGCCGTGGCGTCGACGCTCAATGACGACCTGACGTACAAGGCGGCAGCGAGCAAGCAGGCATCGGGGCGCGTACCGTTGCGCGGCCGGGGCAAGGTCATCGCGTTCCGAGAAAATATCCCAGCCGGCGAAGTGTGGACCTACAGCAATGGCGTCGACCACGTTGAAGCATCTGTGGGCGGCGGCCGATGAGCGGCGTGTTCATCTATCCCGGCGGCGGTGTATTCCCCATTGCGGCCAAGATCACCGGCAGTTCGGCGGTGACCATCGTGGACGCGACGGATAGCATCGTTATCGTGCCGAAGTTGCAGGTAAATGAGAACGCGGGCGGCACGCAGACCATCAAGGTCGAGATTACGGACGGCACGACCCACCTTTATTTGGGGTCCGGCGGTTCCACGTGGAACGCCAAGGCCGTGACTGCCTATCAGAGCATCGAATTTGCCGACATCCACATCCCGAAGGGCTGGGCGCTCAAGGTCACGTCATCGGATGCGTCGGGCAAGTTCGACGTGCTCGGCACCAGAACCGGCTCGAGGACGCTGGGCCGCTGACTTGCGCTTCGATCTGGTGCTGCCCGACCGCATTGCTGCGGATTGGGAGCGGCTGGGCGCAATTCTGGGCCCGGCGGTCGCGGTCGATGGCGAGCGCACGCTAGATGGCGTCCTCGAGGGTCTGTTGGACGGCACGTTTGCGCTGTTCGAGGGACGAGAGGGCGCGATTTGCGGCCTCGTTGTGGTGATGTTCGAGGAAGGCGCGTGCTGGCTGCTCTATGCGGTTGGCCGGATCGAAAAGCCCCGGCTGGTGAACGCCCGCGCCTTGGTGGCGGGGTTCGAGGAACTGGCCCGGCGCAATGGTTGCTCGGAAATGCGTCTCAAGGGGCGCGATTGGTCCCGGGTGCTGCCCGATTACGAACGGGCAGGCGAAGGGAATGAACTGATGAAGAGGCTCTAATGGGCGGCGGTCCGACACAAACCTCGTCTTCGACGACCCCCAACGTTCCGGGGCTGTCAACGACGCTAGGCAATCTGCTCACGAATGGCCCGAACAGCGTTCAGGGCATCTTCAACAAGGGCCCGCAGGTATTCAACCAGTCGCTCTATCCCGGCGCTGGCGCGAACACGCAGCAATCGTGGGCGGATTCCCTCGCGGCGGCACGAAACCCGGCCTATGCGTTATCGGTGAACGGCGCCTTGCAGAGCTTCGGCCGTGCGGCGGCTGGCGGCGACTACGGGATGAACGATCCCGGCTATGCCGCTCTCCGGCAGAACGTCGCCGATACCACGATGCGAGACATCAACAACAGCTTCAACTCCGCGGGGCTGTTCGGATCGGATTCCAACATGCGGGCAGCCGGGCAGGGCGTCGGCACCGCGCTCGCCAATCTCGACTACGGTAATTTCCAGAACGATCGGGCGTGGCAGCAGCAGGCGGCGCAATTGCTGCCGTCGCTGTTTCAGGCCGGGCAGTTGCCGAGCGCGACCGAAAGCGCGGTCGGGTCGGCGCAGGACGCGAATGCGGCCAACACGCTACAAGGCCAGTTCGACCTCTTCAACCGGCAGAACAACGCCGGCACCGATCTGCTCTCGCGGCTGATGGCGCCGATCACGGGTGCATCGGCCGCAGGTGGCTCGACAACGGTCAACACGCAGCCGTCGACGCCACTGTGGCAGTCGCTTCTCGGCTTGGGCATCGCGGCACTAGCGGACGGTGGGCCGGTCGTTGGCCCCGGCGGCCCGAAGGACGATGCTGTTCCAGTCATGGCGTCGAACGGCGAATATGTGCTTCCTGCGGAGGCGGTAGCCGCCATCGGCAATGGCGACCACGCGGCCGGGGTGCAGAAGCTCAATGCGCTGGTCGGGCAGAGGGCGCCGCTTGGCTCGCCCGCGAACACGATCATGGATCGTGGTACCTATGACTTCGGAATGCCGGGGCCAATTCCTTATCAGAACACCGTTCGTGATGATTTGCTCTACGCCCAGAACCAGGCGCAGGGCATGGCGCACCCCCAAACCGACTTCGAACCGCATGACCGGAAGACACGCGGAAAGAGGCAATATCGGGGCTTGGCGAGGTAGAGAGAATGGGCCTTCTCAGCATGCTTCAACCGGCGAGTGTCGGTTCCCCGCTGACATCACAGCCGACCGGGCTGCTCGACCTGTTGCTCGGCAACAGCAACCCGTTTTCGCAGTTCGCGGACAGCCATTCCAACGTGCTCGGCGCGCTCGGCGCAGGGATTGCCTCCGGCCCGACCTTCTCGCAGGGCGTGGCGAATGCCGCACAGATGATGCCCCAGGCCAAGCTTGTCGACCAGCAGACGCAGCTCGCGCTCAGGCAGCAGGGCATGACGATGCAGTATCTCAAGGCCAAGCATCCCGATCTGGCGGCAGCGGTCGCAGGGGGCATGCCGATTGCGACGGCATGGGCAGAGGCAATGAAGCTCGACAATCCGGCGCCTGTCTCTCTCGCGCCCGGCGCCAAGCTGGTCAATCCGTACACCGGCGCAACGGTTGCGCAACAGGCGCCGAACCCGATGTCGCTCGCGCCCGGTTCCGTGCTCGTCAACCCGCAGACGGGGCAGCCGATCGGCGGCAATGCACAGCAGTGGATTGCCGTCACCGAACCACAGCAGCGTGCAGCGTTCGGCATCAGCCCCGACGACAAGACACCATACCAGGTCAATTCGGTGACCGGCCAACTTCGCTATTCCGGCGGCCCGCAGAGCACGGTCAACGTCAACAACACCAGCGAAAGCGCGTTCAACAAGGCCGTTGGCGATGCGCGAGGCGCCAATTACACGTCGCTCGTCAAGGGCGCACAGGACGCGCAGAACACGATCCAGACCCTACAGCAGCTCGGCAGCGTGCTCTCGACTTCCGGCTATCAGGGTCCCGGCGGCGAGCAGGCGTTGCAG